TTTTTTTTTGCGCAAATGCGTCAATTTAAGGCGTACTTTCCTCGACACCAGCGTTAGGTTCACGCTGATAAATTGACACAATTTGGGATTTGTTACAATCCGGTTATCTCCGGCGCAGTTAAAGTCCTGCTGACTAATTGTAGGCTACTTGTTGGCCAGAACCAGCTTGTATGCCCACCCACTTCATATAACCGCGCACAACACAATTATATGTAGCGACCGTTTGAAAAGCTAACGCACCATAACCAGAAATGGCAGCTTCAAACGTAGGAAACCACTCCATAGCGCTAGTAGTGGCAGCCACGGCGTAACAAGTCCAACCGTCATCAGGCGAAATACTAGCCGTTGCTGAACGATTAGAATCGTTAGCACCAGCCACAGAACCACCGGATGTAGTACCACCAATAACATACGACCACACACTATTTGCAGAAGCAGGTGTGGTAAACGTAGAATTAGTGATACAAAGCTGCAACTTATAAACGTTACCAACTGAAATCGTAGGAGCACTAATTGTAGTAGCTCCAAGACCAGTTGTACTAAAACTAGTTGAATTGGCAACCTCAACATTGGCATTACCAACAACCTCAGACAAAACTGCAGCAAATTGCTGCCACTGAGCTTGAACACTAGGTACTGTTGTCAAACGAGGAGTCATAGACAAATCCTTAAATTCGACTTGGTAATCCAATATTATATAACCAGGAGAATTGGCAGAAGAAGTCTTAGAATATATAAAAATATCCCCAGCACTCGAATCTGACAAACTCTGTTGCATACCATAATCTGTAAAAAGCCAATTTTGTGTAGGAATCAAATCGATAGTATGATTAGTCCATTGAGGACCAATAATAGTTCTCGAATCTGATAACACAAAAGGAAGAAACGAATTACTCGTGAAATCAATTCCAGGAGCATTCGGATCCTTATTGTGGTAAAACATCACATCACCCGCTTGACTAGTGGGTGAGCTAGTTATATAATGAACCATTAAACGCCTAATCTTAAAACGATTGTAAAGATTACAAAAGTTTCTAAGAATAGTCGTAGGGAGACAAGCTGGTGTTAATGGTAAACCACCAGCTAGCACCCACTCAGTAATTGTACCAGTGGACGCAACGGTAAAACCGAAGTCTCTTCCCACCACTAACGCGCCTTGTGGTGTATGCAACACTTGAGGGGTACTACCTCTCAACGAGTTACCAATAGCCACAGGAGCAGTGTTAATAGTAGACACAGCGCCAAACGTTGGATTAGCTGGCTGAGACAAACCTCTAGTTTGTGCACGACTAGCATTTCCAACCTTTCGTACTGCTTTCTTTTTGGGAGCAGGGACCTTAGCCTTTCTCCCATTCTTATTAGACTTCTTAGCCATATTAAACAACTAGAAATTATAAGAATTACGACGTTTACGTCTATTCCTTCTACGACGGGCTTTGCCTGTTGAATAAGGATTCCAATACGAGAATGTATCACAATCGGTACAATTCCCGTTATAAGTAGAACTTGTTTCCTGCACAGAAGCTTGCTGTAAGTTTCCACGTAAACTAGGCTTGTAATCTGGTATTACACCTGACTCAAACTCGGCAACAGTTCTAGGTCTAAAAGCGATATAATTATCGTCGTTAGACTCGCGTTTATCTTTCTTAGGCAGCTTAGAACCGGCTAAACCGTACCCTATAGCTGCTATTCCAAAAGGTATAGCGAAAATACTTCTGCTCAGTTTGTTACCGTATTTCACGGCAACAGCGTAAGTAGATGATGTAAAGTCTTCTCCGAAATTAGATTCAAAGAAGATATCGTCAGCTTCGTTAAGAAGCTCCTCGTCACCGTTAGCTAAAGCGTAAGCGGTGTCGTGAAAAAGACAAGTTAAATCTAACCTGTCTACTGGTAATCTAGTGCCTTTCGAAGTACTAGATTGAATTCTACCGTCGGAATAATATAAACCGCAGTAGTTACGTGTAAAGTCCGTTTTAACGAACTTAAATTAAAATCTTTTTGCCCTACCTAACCTACCTAATGTGTAGACAACAAGTCTAAAAGAAGCATTCGCAACCTTTAGACTTGTATCTCCAATAAGATATAGATTTGAGATGACTAATGTCGACTAAATCTGGGTGGCATTTCGCTAACCACAGATACATGTCCTCGAAAATCTTAAAACGAGGTCCATCCCAACAATAGTTCATCATGTGCGATATCAAAGCCTCACCTAAGTGTTCCGGCTTTGTGGTGCGAAGATTATAAATGTGCTTAGTAAACCGCACAGGCTGGTACTTTACCATACCCTCATGCAGTTTCAAAGTATATTCATCCATCTCCACACCTACCACACCTAGCTCGGTAGAGAAAAACTCAGCACCTTCAATTGTATCATGCAATTTATGCGCTGTGATTTTAACACCTAACCTAGAATATTCAAATATACAACGCTCCACATCAAAAACGTCTGGGACCGACTGCAACACATCATCCCCT